TTTATTAGATTGATTTTTTACTGTGATCGCCAACATTTCTTCTATTGGATTTTCTATATCAGGAAAACCATTTTCAGCAGTACACTCTATATCGACTGTAAATATTTTAATTAAATCTTTATCAAATTTTACTAACTCTGGATATTCGTTTGCGATATATTGATATTGGTACCGATCCATTCCATACAATGGTGAGTTACCTGTATTATAGCTTTTTTTAAATTCTCTTGCCTTTGAAATACTACCAAAATGGATTGGTTGTAACGTTTGACCTTGTAATGTTTTAAATTTTGAATCTTCTTGTGAAAGAGCATATAACGTAGGATTGAAGTCAATCTTTTCTTTATACTCTTTACCCTCGTGTATACCACGAATAAGTAACTTGCCTCTATGTTCAATAACGTTTTTATAAAAATTCATAATTTAATTTGGTGGACCATGAGAGAATCGAACTCTCAATTTTATAGTTTATGGTTGTCCAATAAGTGTACAACTAAACCATCGTGTTTTTTTTCTAATTGTATTTGACAAGCCAATCTACTTTGCATACGATCATAACCTTTTTCGTATTCAACTAATTCTGTTTCCGCAGAATTTAAATTAGCTTGACCTACAATAAATGTCCAGTTTCTGTCTACTAGTACATGACAAGTTGCACATGCACAACAGCCTGAACAGTCTGCTGGTATTTCATCAATAGCACTAGTAGAATAATCTCTAGCTGCTTCCATTAATGTCATACCTTCGTCTACCTGGACAGGAATTATTTCCTCTCCTCTAACGAAATTAACCGTTATCATTATAACTTCGGTACTGAATTTTCTGTAATTAAACCCGGTGTCTTTGCAGATATGATACTGCTTGTATTTTGTGCATATGATTTTAGTAAATCATCTTTAGGTTCTGTAGTAAAAACAATTTTATCTTTACTTACTGTGATTGTATCATTTTTACCAAAAGCATTATACAATGACATCATCAATCGTATTGGTTGTCCTGGTGCTGATTGTTGTGGTATGATTACAAATGGTTTGTTTAAACTTATCCCTTGGTCGTTTTCACCTACTTTAGCGATTACATCTTCGCCGGTAGATAGTCTTAATAACTTCACTTCTTGCATAATATCTCCTTCTTCATTATTATTAATATAACATAGTTTGACCTATTTGTCAATGCTCGTTTCTTTATCAACCGGTCTTAATCGTTTACTTAATACAAATGATCTATTAGGGTTGACACTGACATTCATTTGACGCATTAAATCTCTACAAACTAGTAAATCTGAACCTGATCTCGGTCTATTATCTAAACCTACCTCAATATTCTTATAGGTAAAACCATTAAATGTTAAATCTATTAATACTGTTGGTCTTGTTTCGGATGGTTCTTCTCCGTCAGCATTTGCTCTATATATTTTACTTGTTCCATATCTTTTTTTAGAATAAGTTTTTCCATTATATTTCCATTTAATAACTTTGCCTTCTTCTATAATTTCATCAGCGTGTAAGGCACAAGCTTTTGATCCATTTCCTGTATCAAATTTTGCTCTAAGTTTGCCAACTTCACCTACTTCAACAGTTTCCAACCAACCACATTCCGCAGTTGCTTGTCTATCCCAATGACTTCGTTTTGATACCCATTTAATTACATTACCTATTAAATTTTCTCCTGTAATTTTTTCTGAAGGTTTTGCGTCTGAATAATAGTCTTCGTAAGAATATGCCATATAATCAGCACCTGTACCTGGACTTCCATTAACCTCCAATACATATGGTTTACCTTTATAAACAATATGATCTACTCCAACAAGATAAGCTTTAGACACTCTACTTGCTTTTAAAATAATTTCCATTTCTTCCTCGGAAAGCTTATAAGGTTCTGCTGAACCACCTCTATGAATATTGGATCTAAAATCCGTACTAGAGTGTATTCTTTTTGTAGAAGCAAATATTTTATTATCTACTACAAATGTTCTTATATCAAAAGGTACTTCCATAAACTCCTGTATTAAAACTTCGGCATCGTGGTTCCACAATGCTTGTACTGTAGATACAAGGTTTTCATAACTTTCAACTTTAACAACTCCAATACCTTGTGTACCTGTAAGTGTTTTTAAAATGATTGGAAATTTACTACCAACTAATTTAAGAGCGTCATCTAAATTTTTTTCATTAGATATAAAAGCAGTTCTAGGTGTTGGTATACCAAATTTTTCAAATAATAAAGCAGTCGTTAATTTGTTATCACAAGTCAACATAGCTGATCTCGTGTTTAACATAAATGATGATGAATTTTGAAATGCCGATATAAGAGATAACCCGGCTTCGTCTTCTATCGCACCTGCTCTTGTAATACAAACAGTATCTTTACCTACAAAAGTATGTTCACTATCTTTACCATCATAATTATAAACAGTTAATGTATTTTTTTCTTCATCTTTACCTGTGATAATAGCGTGTTTGGTGTTTATGATAACACACTTGAACCCTCTTTTTTCACAAGCATTTTCTATAAAAGAAATGGTACGTTCTTTTTTAGGTGTTTCACCTGCTTTTTGTTTTCTAATATTAGGATTTGATTTTGTAATAACCGCAACCGTAATAGGATTATCCTTACGTTCTGCGTCTTGCTCTGTTATAAAATCTTTAAACTTCGGTACTTGCATCTCTGCTATTATCCTTGTTTTCAATTTTTTTACCAATATTATATTTCGCTGATAGTGTCCATTCTTTTTTCTCTTTAAATGGTAATACTTTGATTTGTGATAATGGTGCTTTGTCTTCCGACTTTGCTTTATCCACTATGTCAATTAAATTCCAATCTTGCAATAGTATAGAGATTGTGTTTCTTCTTTGTATATCGTTTTGTGTTAATGTTGCTCTCTTACCATCTAACGCAAACAATTCTTTAAAGTGTGTTATGAAATATTTACCTTGTTTGTGTAGTATATGGCAACTTTGAAATAATGTTTTGTCTTTTCTACTTGCAACGCCTATTCTAGTTAAAGTCTCTCTGATCTTTAAAAAGTCATCTGGCTGTTTGATGGTAACCTCTAACATACTGTCAGCGGACCAATTGATTGTTTCTTCGCTCATTTTGTTCTCCCACCTTTATTTAAGGTATTTTTTATATGTTCAATTTGTTCCGCAGTAAGTATATTAAGAGCGTCTTTTGCCTTCTCATTACTATAACCATAATACTCCTTTACATACTCTAAATTCTTCAACTTGGCCTGTGATAACCACGTGCCACCAAATCGCTTCTTTTTTCTAATACTATTTATGTAAAAATGAAATTGAGTTTTCTTGTCTAAAAAATGATAGCCATTCATTTCATTGGCTTGAGCAATACAGTCGTAATGCACGGAAAGACACTTGTTTATGACAAACGGTGGGTATTTCTTCTCCCAAGTTTGGTCGTCTGTGTCTAATAAATTTTCTTTAGTAAAATTGATCGCATTAAGATAATCCTTCAATTGATACATAATATAAACTTGACTTTCTATTTTTTTTTATTGTGTCTACCCATATACCATTGACCTGGTTCATAGTCCCATCTTTTACCATGATGTCCTCGTATATTGGCATACCACATTCGTAGTTTTACTACGAATTTTCTAAATAATGTTCTTTTTGCCATTTCTCGTGTAACTCCCTTTGCCTTTTTTTGCTTTTACTACACTAGGTTTAAACTTCGGAGTTCTTACTTCTTTGGCAACAGGATTGGTTTTGAATATTCTATCCCAACTTTCCCTATACTTGTCATTTGATAATCTACTTCTACCGTCCCACTTACCTGGCATAATATCCTCGTGTTATTTCTATTTAGTTTATTTGAATTTACAACCTGCCATTATCTCTGTTAAACAAGCGACCATGTTAATCTCTTGGTCAGCGACAAAAGCTGATTTGTATTGATACCCAGCAATAATCAATATCGCCTGAGGTACTGACTTTGCGTCTAAACTAGTATATAGTGTCTCATACAACGTCTTAAACAAGGAGGAAGCCTCTTTGTCCAAGTTCTGTACTACCCATTTTCTCATGTCGTTAAATCTCTTGTCTTTAAGTAGTTTTACAAGTTCTTTAGTATTCATCTCACCTAGATTGAATAATATACCACTATCAATTTTACCCCTTACGGAATATCTTTGTAGTTCGTTTATTGTTCTTCTAAAGTCAGGATAATACTTTTGAATTAACTCTGCTAATACTTTCTTATCAAACTCTATATTTTGATCTTTAAGCACACCCTCTAGTCTAGCTAGAAAGGCAGTAGCAGTTTTAACTCTTTGACCATTTACAATTTTGAAATCAATCACAGTACATCTGGAGTGTAGAGCTGGTATGATTTTGTTTTTGTAATTACAGGTAAAGATAAAACGACAATTCTTATAAAAAGTTTCTATAAAATTACGAAGAGCTGGTTGAACACTATCAGCATTCATATAATCAGCCTCGTCTATTATAACAACTTTATGATTAGCGTCTTCAGTAAGAGAAACAGTAGAGGCAAAGTTTTTAATTTTACTTCTAACTGTATCAATTTGTCTACCTTCATCGGAACCATTAATGATGATATAATCAGCACCTAGTTCTTCACATAAAGCTCTAGCGACAGTAGTCTTACCTGTTCCAGCGCTTCCTGATAAAAGTAGATTTGGTATTTCTTTTTGTTTTAGAAATTGAGTAAATGTATTCTTTAAGTCTTCAGTTAATATACAATCTTCAATTCGTTTTGGTCTATACGCTTCTGTCCAAAGGAAGTCTTTTGTTTTTTCCACTTATCACCTCTTTCATTATATAATATTCAGTTTTACCAAGTTTTCTTTTTGCTTCCGCAATAGATTTATAAGTCGATAACTCTCTAAAATTCAGAGTCAGGTTCTAATGCTATCCAATATTGTACAGGTTTGTTTCTGTTTACAAAATGAGAAATCTTTGCTTT